AGGGGGTTCTCTTAAGACCTATCTACCAAGATAGGAATTATCACAAGGAGGTTTCCATGTCACTTTACACCCGAGAACGTAGTCGTAACAACGTCCGTCAGGAGTCAATTCGGTATTATACGAATTCTCCTTCCGGATCTGTCCCAGCGAGTGGCGTTTACGTCATGTCGACTGGGGGTGGCGAGTCTAAAGTCATCCTCGATAACCCTCATCCTAACTATCGTAAGATGGTGAAAGATGGGGCTATCGTAATGGGTGAACTTTACATCGCCACCACGACTTATGAGGTCAGTTCGTCCAGTTTTACCTGTTACGATTCCCCTGTATGGGGCATTGCACAGTTAACTGGCCCTCTGGCCTCGCTCGGTGGTTCTGTGATGGGCAGCGGTGCGATGGGAGGAGCAAACACCTCCGGAGTCGCAACGAATGCGTCATTCGCAAAAATGAATGGCGCGCCGCTCATGGGTGGAGAGATTGCATCTGATTATAAACAGACGCTCTCCATGCTTAGGAAACCCTTCAGTGGCGCAGCCGACCTTATAGGCAATATTCTTTCTGCCAAACGTCGACGGCTAAAACTGAAGTCCAATCTTAACGAGATCACAGCCACCGCTGGTGCGTGGCTCGAATATCGTTACGGTTGGAAGCCCTTAATCTTCGACTGCGAAGCTGCAGTCAAAAGTATTAGCAGTTACGCTAACACGAAGATTAATCGGCGTCTTGTGGCACGATCTTCATATTCGTACTCGGGAAAAGCTTCCGAAGACTTTGTGAAGGTCGGACTGGGTAGCTGGACTATGATGTCCAGCCACGGTGTGACTAGTGGTTCTGGAAAGGCCACGTCACACGCCGGAGTCATCTACGAACAGAAAGCTGTTCGTAATGTCCCAGATGCTGTGGTGACCAATTTGGGCTTACAAGCCAAAGACGTCCCTGCAACCATTTGGGAGGTGATTCCTTACTCGTTTGTCGTCGACTGGTTCGTTGGTGTCGGTGACTGGCTTCAGGCTACAACGCCTAATGCTAATGTCACCGTCCTTGGATCCTGGTGTACTACAATTTTGGATTGGGAATCTGTTTCCAATGTCAAAATGCAGTATCCTCCAGTTCATCCTGCAACTGAACCAAACATTACGGATGTGGGAACTTACACTGTAAAAGTGAATTCCGTGACCCGCAATGTTAACGCCGGACCGACAAACACACCTCCCACTAAGGGGATTAACCTCTCAGTGGTACAAACAGTCGATGCTCTTTCCCTGATAAGCCAACAAGTAATTCGCGGCTTAAAAGAACTGAAGCATTAGACGATTTCCTAAGGAGGAAATCTCATGGGACTGAAAAGTATGTCCTTGCTCGCCGGTGCGACAGTTTCGTCAACCGGAGGTACAGCCCTGGTATTCGCCGAAGACGGCGTTACCATTCCGAATGGTGTGCATCTGATGGTACCCGCTGATGCGGACTATCAGACACGGCGACAGGTGACGGTAAAGAACCGTCCCCCTACGCTTAATGCCACCACCGGCGTTTACGGGAAAGATAAGAAGAGCATTTCATTGGCTCTTCCTCAGACCCTTGCGGACGGTAAAGTTGTTTTCAATACCATCCGTATCGAACGCGAAGTTCACCCGTTACTGGCTGCGGCATCCGCTCTCGAGTTGAATAAACTCGGGGCTCAGCTGCTCTCAGACAGTGACACAGTGGACTTCTGGGCTAACGGGTCACTCTCGTAGTGAACCCATCAGCCTGCTTACCCAACCATAGGAGGCAGTATGAAAAAACGTACCTCGAAATCGACAGACGGTAAGTCTGTCGACCGGTTGATGCGAAACATCGCATCTTCCTTAGTCAGGGACTTCCGAAGCAACTTAAACGAACCTCAGTTTTGTAGTAACTACCTTCAAGCAGTTAGTGTTGGTAGTGTGACTGAGATTCGAGAGTTGTGTCCGACAACGAATGATGAAATGAGTATTGCCCAGTTCAAGGCAACTTATCAAATCAGTTCGTTAATGAAAAGGCATAGATTCCAAATGGATATCTATAGCGACGAAGAGTTAGCAGGAATGGCAGTGAAGTCATTCTTGGAAACTCAAGATCGGCTTGCATCAGTCTCGTATGACTCTCTCTCAACATTTTCAGAGAGGGTTATGAGATCTGCTGCAGGTTACATCGCCAAAACTCTAGGCGTGTACGACGGTGAACAACACCGTGCCCTTTGTCGGTTCGGAAGACGAGCTTCGGTTGGAATTCCTGCGAGATTGGCTTGTGAAGCCGCTCGCTGGGAACTTCCAATTTCCGGGTCTCCAGAACAAATCGCTTGGTTTGACGCAGAAATGCGCCATGTTGATTGTGTCCAGAAATATTGGGCAAATCAACTAGACAGTGATCCGCAAGGATCCATCTACCATCCGACGAGTTCTCTGACGCTGGCGCTAGTCCCAAAAACGTTCAAATCCCTGCGATCGATTATGCCGAATACTACTATTGGCTCTTACCAGAGCTATGGTCTCGGCGAATTAATCCGCAAGGCATTGAAACGGAAAGGCTATGACATTCGACACCTTCAAGAAAGGCATCGATTCTTAGCCTGTCAGGGTTCCAAGCATAATAACTTGGTTACTGCTGACTTGTCGAGCGCTTCTGACAGTATTACTGTCTCGCTCGTGCAGCGACTCTTTCCTGCTGACTGGTTTGAAGCATTGAATCAATCACGCATTGGAGCCGTTACACTACCTGACACTCAGACTGTAGAAAGTTTAACTTTCTGCACAATGGGTATTGGGTATACTTTTCCGCTTCAGACGTTAGTCTTCCTTTCTCTCCTTAAGGCTGTTGAGCACGTCACGTACCATCGACGTGCCCGGCGGACAATTTCTGTGTATGGTGACGATATGATCTATCCGTCTACCATGCATCAGAATGTTGTCCGTGCCTTTGGAGAACTTGGCTTCGTGATTAATCTTGATAAGACCTTTCACGAAGGCCATTTTAGGGAGTCCTGTGGTGGTGATTACTACCACGGGGTGGACGTACGACCATTCCAGCCCAGGAGTGGTCCGGCATATGTAAGCAACCGTGCTTACGAGGCCATACTCTACAAATTCGTCAACGGTTTGTTGGCTCGTTGGTCAGAGTATGAAATTGGTGAAACGCTTAACTACCTGACATCAGAGTTGGAGTTTACCACTGGCAAAGTTAAAATTGTCCCTGGTGACTTCCCTGATGATTCTGGAGTTAAGTGCCCGACTCTCACGCATTGGGATTTCCTAATGCGTGCTAAAGTTTCCCAGCCAAAAAGTGTGGGTCATGGTCTATACCGTTTCTCTTACCTCGGACTTAAAAGCCGGGAGCGAGAGGAGGTTAGACATGATCCCTACTTATGGTTGGGACTCAGCGGAGCAAATCCTGTCATCTATCATCATGATGATGGGACAGTGTTCCGTGATTATCGTACACCTCTTCAAGATCATCTCGATCTTCTAATTGGTGTACGTGAGGGCGAATCGTCTCTCATTACAAGAGAGATGAAACCAGTACAGACGGTCCGAAGTAAACTCTCGGGTCGTCGCCTACGCCGAACATCAACCTTTGTGACGATCAGTCACACAGGTCGATACAAGCGTCC